CTTTTGGGGGTAAGGATACTTTCCGCTTCCGTGCAGAGTTGTAAAAGTTTTTCACGCATAAACTCCGTCATACTGTTACCCGGTACCTCTACGTCGTCTAGAATCATCAAATCTGCTCTAGATCCTGTAAGTTGTCCGGTTATACCCACTGATTTAACAGAGGGTGCTTGGTGTGGAGAGCAGTTCACATCAAAACTGATACGACTCCATCTAGAATCGTCAGATTTAGGCTGTAAAAAGCTCAACCACGGTGTTTCTATAATTAATTTCTGTAAAAAGATAGACATGTTATCTGCACGCTCTTTAGACGCAGAGATAATCATGATCTTTCTTTCGGGGTCATTAAATAAAGTCCATAGAACAAAAGCACCAGTAATCCAGCTCTTACCAACGCCCCGAAACGCCTGTATTTGTAGTCGCTTGGGACCAGTCTGCAAGTAATCAGCAATCGCATATTGAGCCCTCGTAGGGGGTGGAAGATGTAATTCATGCCACAACGCTTGCAAGAATAGCTTGAAGTCTTGCTGTAATAAGGCTAGGGAATTTTTTTCGGTCATTTATCTTTGATTATTTTCTTTATTATTTTACGTGTAGCCCGTTTTTCACCGGGTCTAGGTTTAGTTATTCCTGATTTTGTAACTTCTCTAAATTTAAACAAAGGATTTTCTTTGAAATATTCTCTGATAGTTGCAAGCATCTCACGTTCAAAGTCACTAATTGGAATATTTTTTAGTTTGCGCAAGCCTCGTTTTTTATTACCTATCAATTCATTTAAGAACTGAGCTGCTAGTCCGGGCTCTCTTTTAAATAGTAAGAACATATCATCTCTAACCCGAACGGATGATAAAACATCACCTATTGTTTCATTAATATCTAGCAAATAATCAACAGCTTTTTCTGGATCAACACCAGACTTAACAAGGTCATCTACTGTTTCTTCAGTCCAGTCCCTTAACTCTGGTCTAACTGCTGTAGATAAATCTATATTTTGAGTAACCTCTAAGTCAGACGTATCTACACCTAGTTTGTCATATACTCTTTTAACTTCTAGGTCTTGTTGACGAAGTAGTTTTAATATGGACTCTTTAACTGTAGGAGAAAAACCCTTCATTCTTTGAACTACTAACGGATCGTCACCTACGTCTTTTTTAGATATGTTACCTATTTGCTCTAATTTAATTTTACCTGTACCATCTCTACTATAAATACTACGTGCTTCTTCTATAAATATATTATCAGGTCTATCAGCACCAGTTTCAAACTTTTTCAATATGTTATTTATAGAATTTGCATGACCTTTATTAAAGGTAGGTTGCTGTTTAAGTTTTCTAAGACGGTCCTTTAATATTCGTTGTAGATCAACTAGACTTCTAATTCTTTTGTTAGAAGTAGGCATACCTTTTACAATTCGTGTTGTAGCTGCTTCTGTATTTTTAATTATATTAGATAAGTCAGCTACAGTATATTCTACACCTTCTTGAGCTGATATAGCCTCTGCGAGACCTTCTAAATTTTTAGCTTCAGTTCGTAAAAAATAATCATTTAAAAACTTTTTAGTTTCCTGTATATCTTTAACATCTTTTTTAAATACAGCATTTATAAAAGCAGCCTTTTGTTCATCAGGTTTTAAACCTAGATCTCTCATTTCTCCTATAATTTCAGCTTTAGTAGGTATATACTCAACATCTGTTCTGTCTAGTGTTGGCCGCCTGTTAATAAAACCTCTTTTACTTATTCTGTTTTTTCTAGGTTTAGCAGCTGCAAGAGTGCCTGCTAAATCAAACGAGCTTCGTCTGCCTTGTTGTATTCTAGCCCTTAAATCTCTAAATAAACCAGTAATTCTTGGGTCTGCAAGATCAGCAGCTGTAGCAAATCCGGCTCCAAATACACCACCAGCTCCAACTCCTAATCCAAACTCTTGAATTGTAGGAAACTTACCTCTGTCTACAGCAGCTATACTGGTAGCTTCTATCGCACCAGATACAGCACCTGTACCAGCAGCTCTAGTTATCCTACCAGCTTTAGTTATAGCTTTACCTTGTGCTAAACCGGGTATCTGACTAGCAATAGCAGATCCTAATACTTCACCAAAGCTAAATTTACCACCACGTATACCCTGTGCGATAGCGTTAATAACAGCAGAACCGACAGCCTGAGTTCCGGGTACAGCAGTTAGAGCATCTAGTAAAGTGTTAGCTCCAACTTCAAAAGCTAGTCCTGTACCTACTCTAGCTAAGTTACGTGATTCAAATGGTATCTCTAGCTGTTCAAACTCTTCATTATCTTCTTCACCTGTGCGTGCTCTACGTATTTTACCTTCAGTAAGTTCTTTAAAGCCTTCTTCATTGTTTTGATTTGCTAGTTCTTGAGCTTCTCTTAGTTCTTTTTCGTAAGGATCTTCTAGACCCTCTTCACTAAGGTTATCGTCTTCATTCATCTTATATGTGATAAAATAGTTTGTTCTCGTTCAGTAATACCAAATGTCGACCTCATCCAGTCCAGCCAATTTTTACTACCTTTTTCCTGATTGCATCGTCGACAAGATGGTACGACATTCGCCGTTTCATCTCTACCCCCTCTACATTTAGGGCGTACATGGTCAATAGTGAGTTGTTGTAATTCATAAGTTCCTCCACAATAAACGCATTGACAATTAAAGTGCTCTTTGATAGCTCTTCTCCAGAGCCTTTTAGATTCTGAACTCGTCATGGTTATTAAATTGTGTAAATAGTGATCAGGGTTAGGTAGTAATGGGGTCATGCTTTCTTAGTTCTGCTTTTTCTGTTAATAGATGGCTTTTGTTTTCTGCCTTTGGTTTTACTACCCTTATAATGGGCGGCATCCATTCCGTCACGGTTGCCATATGTTCCAAGTTTTCTATTAAGTTTGTTTGCATTGACTCTAATTGCTAGACCTTTTGGTGTTTTGTTGTATTTCTTTTGCTGAGTAAGACGTTTCTTACGAGCTTTCGGATTCTTTTTGTAGTATTCAGACGTTTTTGCCATATACTTTCCTCTTAACGAGTGCAGGGTCTACAGTAGGTAGAAGTTTGTTTAGCTTATCTAAAGGACTACCTTCAAAAGCTACACCTGTAATGTCGTTGGTCTTTAACCAATCGCAAGCTGCTTTTAAATCTTGTGTAGTCGCTTCTCCGCTTCTTATTCTACGTAGAAAGTCCTCTGTAACAAGATAGTGTAGCTCGTTAAAACTCTCTTCAGTGGCTTTTTTAGGTAGTTTCTTTAGTTGTTCCATTATGCTAGTCCTTTTTGTCTTCCTTCTAATCTTTTAAGTTTTTTCTCATATCTTTCAAGCCTTATTTTTTCTTCTAAAGCTTTGCCTGATTTGATTTGTTCTACTGGTGATACAGACGGTACTTTAATAACACCCATAGCTAATCTTGTATCCATGTCATCAAACGGTTTAATTTTTTTTGCACCTTTCGATGCTCCTGATTTTACCATTAGTCAATCTCCAATCCTTTTTTTACAATAGCCAGTGCTTTATCGTCTAGCTTGTTGTCTGTTTGTTCTACTAGCTTTTCTAGTAAATCAACTACAAATTGTTTAAACTTAGGGCTTTTTAGTCCTGTTAAAACAAGTGGTTTAATTAGTCCTAACATTATTTAGTCTCCTTCTTTTTAGCTGGTGCTTTCTTTTTAGCAGCTTCTACTTTAGCTTTTGCTTCTGCTTCTCTTGCTGCTCTTTGTAATGCTATTGTTGATGGCATGGTGTTAAAATAATAAAAATTTCTTTTGTTTTTTAGGCGGTTTAACTTTGACTATAGGTACTATATCCTGACACAGCTTTGAGTTAGTTGTGTTAGGTCTATACATAAAACCCT